AATACGGGACCGAGAAGGGCGATGTTGAGGCACTCGTTAAGGCAATCGAAGAGGACGAGTCTTTCTACGAGGACGAGGCGCTTGAACGCGGACTGACTGTCGCACAGGTCAAGGAGATTCGGAAGATGGAGCGGGAAAATGCCGCTCTGAAAGCTCAGATGGAGCAGGAGAAGACTCAGAAGCAGGCCGATGCTCTATATGCCGCATGGATGCAGCAAGCCGAAGAGGTAAAGCAGTTTTACCCGAGCTTCGACCTTCAAACCGAGCTGCAGAATGAGCAGTTCCGCTCTCTCCTCAAATCCAACGTTCCAATTCGCACAGCCTTTGAAGTCCTGCATAAGGACGAGATCCTTCCCGCTGCAATGAGCATTACGGCGGCGAAGATCAAAGAGAAGACGGCGAATGACATCCGCTCCGGGCAGAGACGCCCTGCGGAGGGAGCAATGGGAGGCCGCGCTGCCGTTGTTGTCAAGAGCGATGTGTCACAGCTCACCAAAGCAGACCGGCAGGAAATTAACCGCCGGGTTGCGAGAGGAGAGAAGGTTCGCTTTTAAGACGGATTGATCTCCTCCGCTGACACACATTGAAGAGGAGATTTATCATGCTGAAATTCAAATTCAATTTCATTCAGCTGTTCGCGGTCCAGACCACGTTGCTGAATACCACGGGGAACGATCTGTCCCCCGAAATGAAGACCTATTATGACATGAACCTCATCGACTATGCGCAGGCAGCGCTGGTCCATGATCAGTTCGGTCAGAAGAGGCCGATTCCCGCCGGTAAGGGTAAGACGATTGAGTTCCGCTCTTTCTCCCCGCTGGCTAAGGCTCTGACGGCTCTCACCGAAGGCGTTACCCCGAGTGGCAACATCCTCGATGTGAAGTACATCACCGCCGAAGTTCATCAGTACGGTGACTACATCGTACAGTCCGATGTCCTTGAGCTCACCGCTCTGGACAATACCATCCTGGAAGCGACGAAGATCCTGGGTCGTCAGGCCGGTCTCACGCTCGACACCATCACCCGTGATGTGCTGAATGCCGGAACCAATGTCATGTACGCCCCGAAGATCAACGCTTCCACCGGCGCAGAGACCGCCGTCACCAGCCGCGCCAACCTCGACGCGACCGCCGTTCTTACCGTGGACCTGGTGGAGCAGGCTGTCACGGAGCTGAGAGCGCAGAATGCGCCCACCTTCGATGGCTACTATGTCTGCATCCTGCATCCCTATGCCGCCTATGATCTGATGCGTGATCCCGACTGGCGCAAGCCGCATGAGTATGTGGACACTCAGAACATCTATCAGGGTGAGCTGGGTCAGATCGGCGGTTGCCGCTTCGTCGCTTCTACTGAGGCGAAGATCTGGCGTGGAACCGGTTGCCCCACCAACCTGTCCGTGTTCTCCTGCCTGTTCATCGGCGAGGGCGCCTACGGCGTCACGGAGGTTGAGGGCGGCGGTCTGCAGACCATCGTAAAGCAGAAGGGCTCCGCCGGTACTGCGGATCCTCTGGATCAGCGCAGCTCTGTCGGTTGGAAAGCGCTCAAGACCGCTGAGATCCTCATCCCGACGTATCTCATCCGTCTGGAATGCTGCTCTTCCCGCTATTCCGCGACGGCGCAGGCCAACTAAATCATTACAGAGGGAGAGGCAGGCAAACAGCCTCTCCCTTGCTTTTTAGAGAGGAGAAAAAGTCATGGCAGAAGTAAAAGAAAAGATGGTCAAAATCAGACTCCAGCTCACGAAGTATGAGAAGGAAGACGTGTTTGTCCGTGTCAATCAGCGCACCTGGCTTATCAAGCGTGGTGTTGAAGTCGAAGTTCCTGAGTGCGTGGTGGAAGTCCTGAACCATGCCGAAGAGCAGAAGCTTGCCGGTATCGAGTTCCAGGAAAAAGCGCAGAAGAGAACAGATTGAACTACGGGGCGCTCTGAGCGCCCTGTTTTTGAAGGAGCGAGATCATGAAAGTAATCGAAGCGATCAATGAGGTCGATGCGCTCAAAGTGAATATGTACACCAAGCGGCAGAAAATCGCATGGCTCAACCGACTGGACCTGCGGATCTGGAATGAGATCGCTCTGACGCATGAGTGGAATGAGGATCAGCTGGATAATGAGGGGAATCCTCCTACCTTTGACGGATACACCGAGGAGGACGAGGAATCCGTCCTGCTGGTGCCGGAGCCTTATGCGGAGGTCTATATTCGATGGCTCTCCGCACAGATCGACCTGGCGAACATGGAGACCGAGGCGTTTAACGCATCCAATGCGGTATTTGAGTCTCTGTATTCCGAGTTCCGAAACGCCTATAACCAGAGTCACCGACCGAAGGGCGCGAGGAAAATCTATTTCTGAGGAGGATCGGCTGTGCATTATCCGAAACTGAACACGACAAGACAGACGCGGCAGCTGATTGACGCTTTCGGCGGCTATAATCACAACCTCCGCATCAACGACGGTGAGTTCTTTGTAACAAAGAATCTCACGACGAAATACTATCCGATGTTCTCAAACAGGGACCGGAGAGGGACGCTGAACCGGAACTTTAACAGGCTGCAGGGAATTATCGCAAAAGACAGTCTGTATTGGGTAGACAACGGGACGCTCTACGCAAACGGCTACGCAACCGGTCTCACGGGACTCACGGCAAAGCAGCTGGTCAGCATGGGCGCGTATATCTGCATCTTCCCGGACAAGAAGTACATCAACACAATGGATCTGTCCGATTACGGCAGCATGGGCGCGGAGTGGTCCTACACCGGGGCCGTGACATATACGATGTGCCACAGCGACGGTGAGTATTACACCAACGTCCACAAAAGCTCTTCCGAACCGGAGGAACCGGAAAACGGGGAAATCTGGATCGACACCACAGACGGCAGCGTCAAGGAATGGAGCATGTACACCGAGACCTGGGTGGTTATTGAGACGGTGTACACGCGGATGGACTTCCTCACGATGGGACAACTCTCGACGGCGTTCAAGGAACATGACGGTGTAAACCTCTCCGGAGCGTATTTTGACGATCTGAACGGGAGCAAGATCCTTTATGCCGTCGGCGGAGATCCCGTGACGAGCTATGACTATTGCGTGGTGGTCGGGATCCAGGAGGAACAGTTCACGCAGACCTCCGCGAACATCACGATCTCAAGAGATGTTCCGGACATGGACTATGTATGCGAAGCACAGAACCGGCTGTGGGGCTGCTTCTATGGGAACATTCCGGGCAAGGGAAATATCAACGAGGTTTATTGCTGCGCTCTGGGAGATTTCCGGAATTGGGAACAATACCTCGGCGTCAGCACGGACAGCTGGCGCGCATCGCGAGGATCGGACGGTCCGTGGACAGGGTGCATCAACTTCCTCGGCACTCCGACATTCTTCAAAGAAAATGTCATTCATCCGATTTCCGTTTCTCCCGTCGGCGCTCATCAGATCGGAGACATCCCGGCACGCGGCGTTCAGGAAGGAAGCTGGCGGTCGCTGGCTGTGGTCAATGAGACGCTTTATTACAAAGCACGGGCCGGAGTCATGGCTTATCAGGGCGGTATGCCTGCAGAGATCGGGGCAGCTCTGGGCGACGAGCGGTATTACGATGCTGTGGCGGGATCCTTCGGGAACCGGTATTACATCAGCATGAAAGACAGTTATAACGCCTGGCACCTGTTCTGCTTCGATGTGCAGCGCGGTCTTTGGATGCACGAGGACGATCTGCATGTTGAGATGTTCGATAAGTGGGGCGATTCGCTGTACGCGATGTCCGGAAACCGGATTTATGACCTGAACGGCGCGGAGGGAACCTTGGAAAACAAGGTCTCATGGAGCGCTGAGACAGGAATCATTCATTACGAGCAGTCTGTATCCGGATACGGTCGGCAGCTCGTTCGATACATTTCCAGATTCAATCTGCGGCTGAACATGGCGCTGGATGCGAGTATGCAGGTCTATGCGGAATATGACAGCTCCGGGCTTTGGATCCTGCTCGGAAACATCAAGATGCCTCAGGCCGGAACAATCACGGTCCCGGTGAGACCGAGGCGCTGTGATCATATGAGACTTCGCTTTGAGGGGATCGGAGATGTGAAGATCTTCTCTATCGCAAAGCTGCTGGAACGAGGGAGTGATGTGT